GAACTTTGAGTCAGAGCTTAATGCATATACTCCAGAAGCACGTGCAAAGAATAGAAAGTGGATGACAGAGGCTGTTATACCTTCGCTATCAGATGATGGTAAGATATGTATGATTGGAACGGTTATATCAGAGGATTGCTTCTTATATTGGGCAAAAGATAGTACTGCATGGAAAACCTTATGGTATTCTATATGGGATGATAATCAAAAGTCTATATGGCCAGAAAGGTTTCCTAAAGAGCGTATATTAGGAATTAAAGATGAATTTGCATCCGTAGGTAATTTGAACGGGTTTTATCAGGAGTATATGAATATAGCGCAATCTCCTGATGATGCACCATTTAAACCTGAGTGGATTAAGATGCATCATTATAAGTTTGAAAGAAGAGATGGACAAGCATGTTTAATACAGGAGCTAGATGATGATGATGAAAAAATTATACCAGTGGATGTGTATAGTGGGGTTGACCCTGCTAGCTCTCTATCAAGGCGCGCTGACTTTTTTGTCATCGCTACCATTGCTGTTGATGGCGATAATAGGAAATATCTTATTGATTGTGTACAAAAGCGGATATCACCTGCAGAACAACCTAATGAGATTATATCTGTATATAAAAAATTCAGGCCTAAAAGGATGAAAATAGAGACAGTTGGGTACCAAGAAGCGCTTAGGACTGCAACTAAACAACTAATGCAAGAGGAGAATTTATATATTCCAGGACTAGAAAGAGGCGTTAAACCTAGAAATGCGAAATCAGAGCGCTTGCTCTCACTGGTTCCTATTTTTGCAAAAGGCGATTTTTACTTTAGGCCTGAAGATTTAAGTGCACAACAAGAATTTCTATCTTATCCAAAGGGTAAGCATGATGATATAATGGACGCAGTATGGACTGCGTTAGATGGACATAGGGCTTGTAGGGTGAAAAAATACGTCCCACAAGACGATAAAAGCAACTTTATTAAAAAAATCCTTGACTGGAAGGTAATGTAGGGGTTATATTACGTTTTATGGAAGAGAAGAAAAATACAAAATACGGTGAAATGACAGATAAAGAGGCTGTGGACAAGGTTCATGACCTTTGGCGTACATATTCCAAGAATAGAGACACTTGGGCAAATCATGCACAAGAAGATAAAGAATTTAGATTAGGCAAGCAATGGACTGATGAGCAACGTAAAGTATTACAAGCTCGCGGACAAGCTCCAATAGTAGTTAATCGAATACACCCAGCGGTAGAAGCTGCAAAGGCTATGATTACAGCCAATAGGCCATCATTTAGATGTGCTGCTCGAGAAGACTCAGATAACAAAGTGGCTCAAGTATTAAGTGCTTTATTGTCATATATGTATGACATATCTGATGGAAGGAGCGTAATCAGGGAAGTTGTTGATGATTACTACGTAACTGGCTTGGGTTATATTCACGTATACCAAGACCCTATGATGGACATGGGTAAAGGCGAGGTGCGCTTTCATAGCGTAGACCCTCTTGATGTCTATGTGGACCCTAATTCAAGGGACCGCTTTTTTGATGACGCTGAGAATATTATAATATCTCGGTTTTTTACACGTGACCAAGCCAAAAAATTATATCCTATGTATGAAAAAGCTATTGATAACGCTGAATCAGAACAATGGTCAGATAGGCCTAGTACTGAACGTAGAGATGAAGGGCAAGTTATATTCCCTGAAGACATAGAAACTAAAACCAATTATGGTACATTTGGTGAGAATGATGAATACGTTAGAGGATATGAATGGTATTCTAAAGAAATAGTAGATAGATTTCGAATTTTTGAAAGGTTTTCTGGCAAGGAAGATTTGTTAGAGCAGGAAGCATTTGATAAGTATATTAATCAACCTGCATGGATTATAAACGGTCAACCAATAGTTGATGAAGAAAAAGCTAAACAGCTTGCTATGCAAGTTGAGCAACAGATACAACAGCAGTATCAAATGAAAGTCGAAGAGCTTTCTAGACATGGAGCAAAAGTAGATGATTTGCCAACGCCTCCTAAGCCAGATATTAGACAAGTTGACTTTCAAGAGTTGATATTATTAAAGTTTATTGAAGTTGCAAGAGTTCAAGTTAGGCGAGTTCATCAATGCGTAGTAATAGGTGATAAAAAATTATATAGTAGAATTTTACCTACTGAAAATTATCCTATTGTTCCTTTTTGCAATATACATACAAGGACTCCATACCCTGTATCAGATGTAAGAATGGTACGTGATATGCAAGAGTATATCAATAAAACACGTTCTTTAATAGTAGCTCATGCTACTACAAGTACTAATACAAAAATATTAATACCTGAAGGTAGTGTGGACATGAAAGAGTTTGAAGAGAAATGGGCACAGCCTGGAGTTGCAATTCCTGTTGATATGGATGCTGGAGCTCCTCAGCCTGTTCAACCTATGCCTCTTCCTAATGAACTCTATAAAAATGAAGCTGATGCTAAAAACGATATAGACCATCAATTAGGTTTATATGAAATGATGCAAGGAAATTCATCAGTTGCTCCTCAAACATATAAGGCTACTATTGCGTTAGATGAGTTTGGACAAAGAAAAATTAAATCAAAATTAGCTGATATTGAAGCCAGCCTTACTCGCGTAGCAGAAGTGGCTATACCTTTAATACAGCAATTGTATACTGTTGAGAAAGTATTTAGAGTTGTACAACCTAATAACTCTCTATCAGAGTATGCAATAAATAAAAAACTTTATGATGATAAGACAGAAGAGATTAAAATTGTAAATAATATTACAATTGGTAAATATGATGTTATTGTAGTAGCAGGTTCAACCTTACCTACTAATCGATTTGCTGAACTTGAGTTTTATATGGATGCTTATACTAAAGGACTTATTGATAAAGAAGAGGTTCTTAAGAAAACAGAAGTATTCGATATTGAAGGTGTATTAGAGAGGACTGATATTATTGGTCAACTACAACAACAACTTCAAGGAGCGCAAGAGCAAATTAAAAAATTAACTGGCGATTTACAAACTCGTGATAGAGAAGCTGTTAATCTTCGTAAGAGAATTGAAGTTGAGAAGTTTAAATCAGATATGGACAAAGTTAGTAATAAAGCGCAAGCTGCTAATACTGTATTTGAAAAACGACTTGATGACAATTTATCCACCATAAAAAACGACATTCGTCGTTCAATCAAAGATAGCTCACCTCCTAAAGGTGGTACAGGAGCAGCTAAAAACAAGGAAAAAGAATAATGGAAAACGCAAATGTGCAGGACACTCCACAACAGTTTAATGAAGGTACTTCCGATGCTTTTGGAACCCCTCAAGTAGAAGCTGGACAGGACTCCTCAAGCGAATTGTCCGTTGACGATATTATACTAGGTAATGTTGATGACACGGCTCCCGCTTTTGGGACACCCATAGATGAATCAGTAGAAACACCATCTCCAACTCCAGAAGGCGATGCTAGAAATGATGATACTAGATATCAGTACTGGCAATCGCAAGCTTCTAAGTTAGAGAATGAATTAGGTCAAGTTAAAGAAGCACAGGCTCAACAACAGTTAATGATGCAACAGCAAATGTTAGCTAATCAGCCTCCTGCTCAAGAAGCTGAGCCTGAAAGGTTTCCTGATGCTCCAGCAAGACCAGTAAAACCTCGTAATTATTCACGAGAAGAGGCATATAATGACCCTTCAAGTGAAAGTGCTCGATTTTTAGACGAGCAAGAAGAATGGCGAGATAACATGGAAGAATATAGAGACCTTAAAAGTCAATATGAATCAGCCGTTATGCAAGACAAGCTTCAGCAAGAGCAAGCTGTACGTGTTCAAGAAGCACAAAGACAGCAAGCTTATGCTCAACAAAAAGCTCAAATAAACCAAGTTGGAAATCTAGTGATGGAAAAATATGGTTTAACACAGCAAGAAGCTGGTTCTTTTATTCAAGACATGTCATCTGACGATTCATTAACAATGGATAATTTGGTACAATTGTGGAGGATGAAGACAGGACAGAGAGCTCCTCAGGGGACTCCTGTTCCAAATAATCCGTCTCCTACGTTTGAACAAACGAAGAGAGCGCAACAAATACCTTCTCCTATGGGTGTTATGCCTGGCACAGGCCAGGAAGCGACAACTGCCACAGAAGACCAAGTTATGGATTCAATGATTGCGGATTTTAATAGTAAAAATCCGTTCAAATAATAAATAGCTCTACTTGAAGGCGAAAGCAGTTGATAGAGGGCTTTAGATAGAGAGGTATTAAAATGGGAACATTTTATAGTCAGGCGCCTGGTAATACTCCTTCGGGTGTATCTCTACAAGATAATAGAAGAATATTTAACTTTGGTGATAGAGTAGCTGAATTAGCTCCTAACCAAAGTCCTTTTTTCGTATACTTATCTAATGTGGCAAAGAAGGCGACCAATGACCCAGTCTTTAAGTTCTTAGAACAAAGACATCAATGGCAAAGACGTAATTTTAACTTAGGTGAAGCAGTTGGAACTAACACTTATTCAGTAGGTGAGTTCATAAATGACGCTGGCGATGACAAAGTTTTAACTTACGTAAATTATGATAAATATGGAGCAATCCAAACAACTGAATATGTACCTGAATTTTTCGTAGAAGGTTTAATAGTTGGTATTGAAGATACTACTGGAACGGTAAGGCGTTACAGATGTTCTGAAACACCTACAATAACATCTGGTGCTGGAACTGCAGATGTTAAATTTAAAGCTTTAGAAGCAGGAGATTGGGCTCATGCAGATGATGCTAAAGCAGCTGTAATTGGTAGCTCATGGGGTGAGGGTACAAACGCTCCAGACGGTTGGCAAGATGCATTAATGGACAGAGAGGGATATTGTCAGATTTTTAAAACTGCAATGAACATGTTCTCTGGTACTGCAATGGCAACTGAATACAGAGGTATATCTAATGAATATCAACGTGTTTGGCAAGATAAGTTGATGGAACATAAAATGGATATTGAGCAAGCTTTATTATTTGGTGTAGGTTCATCAAGTAATGATGCAGTAGCTGATACTGGTGCTCCAAATAGATATACACATGGTATCCTTCCTTATACTCAATCTAACGGTAAAGTATATAATATGTCATATGCTTCATCAGGTTACGATGCTTTCTTAGATGCAATGGAAGATTTCTTTGCACCTGAAGGTGGTAACTCTGGTAATAAATTAGTATTAGCTTCAAGAAAAGTTATTACTTATTTAAATAAATTAGGTTCTGGTTCATTCTTAAATAACTCTGTTGGTGCAAGCCAATATAGATTAGATGTAGACCAAGTTCCTGGTGCATTTGGCCATACTGTTACTGTTGTAAATACAATATTTGGTAACTTACACTTTGTTCAAGAGCCTTTATTAAGAGGACTGTGGGAAGATTACTGTATTTGTATTGACTTAAGTAATGTTGCTTATCGACCATTGGTTGGTAACGGCATTAGCAGGGATACATTTATTGAAACCAACATCCAAGATAACGGCGCGGATGGAAGAAAAGACCAAATCATTACTGAGGCTGGTCTAGAAATACAACTTCCTGAAACTCACGCTATCTTGAAATTTAGTTAAGGGGGTGTATGATGTCTTGGACTAAAACACAAGCAAATGGGTATGATATATATACTACGTCCGCTCTTACTTTAGCAGATAATGCAGGAACTAATGCCGAAGTAGTCGCTGTAACAGCAGCTATTCCTGATGGAGTAAACTGGGAAAATGTTAAGTTTCCAGTAAATGCTGACATGACAGTTGCTGCTGGAGCCGCAGTTACTTGCGATATGATTCTTCAAACATCTAGCACTGGCACAACTAGTGATGATGTTATAGGAACAGGTAGTGCTGTTACTCCTAGTTGGGTAGATTCAGTAGCTATTGATATCGATATCTTGGCTGGAGGAACTGCAAATCATAGTAAAGAATGTGATGCAAGCAGTGTTTATGCACCTTATGCAAGGTTTGCTATAAAAACTGCTGCAACAGACTTAACTGATGCTGCAGGAAGATGCGTTGTATCTTTCGCTCATAAACCATCTAAACCAAACAATGAAGGTTTGGCATCTGGTGATTTTAGCGGTGTAGGTAAAGACCCATCATAGTAAGTAATAAAAATATAGAGGGGAGCTTCGGCTCCCTTCTATAAATAAGAGGCAATATGGCAACAACATTTGGAAAAAAGTTAGTAACTAATAGTATTTATTTATATCCTCAATCTATTGGTAAAATTGATAAAAAAATAGGTGGAACACTAGTTGAAGAACGTGGTGTTTATACATTTCAATTTCAAAACGCTGTTGATGGTCCAGCTGTTGAGACTCATAACTTAACGGCTAATGATATATGTTTATGCCCATTAATGGATTATGAGTTTACAACAGATATGATGATATGGTTTAAAAGAATTGGAACTATTTCAGATACATCTGTTGAGCTTGGATGGTATGGACAAAATGATGAAAGTATTATTAGCGATAATTGGGTTACATTAGATGCAGATGGTATTACTAGTGTAGACCCTAATCCAAATCAAGGCGACTGGGGTTCTCCTAGATTAATAGATTTTGATGCATTCGATGTAGATACAACTGCATCTTCAATGCAAGCACGTCATACTGCAATTGGACTTAAATTCAGTACAGCACAGTCCGCTGGAGCTGTAACATTAAAAGTAAAAATTATGCCATATAGGGCATAGGAAGGTAATCATGGCAAAAGGTGATAAAATTAATATAAATTTACAAAAGCTTGAAGGTTCAATGGAAGGTATTATGAATCAAATGGGCTTAGGTGTAAATGTAGCTCAAGGCGGTAGTTTAGGAATGCCTAAAAAAACTGTTAAAAAGTCTCTAAAGAAAAGTACAAAACCTGGTAATGATTCTAGGTCATTAAATGACTCAAAATCAAGCGCTGCAATTGACATCATCGGTATTAAAAAAGGTGATGAGAAAAAGAAAACTTCTGACGGCAAAATACAAGTAGAGACTCATCCTACTAAGAAAAAAGAAGATTCAGCTACTGCTAACCTTAGTGATGTACATAGAAGAAAACCATAGGGGGTTAAATTATGGCTAATACAATAACTAAATGGAAAAGTGGGCAAAACCCCACCCCTGGGACAGAATCGGTAGGCTATCCTAATTGTGATTTTACATGGAATGTAGGAAGTGGTACAGACCATGCAGAAGTATTGTCTGAGCCATTTGCATATCCTGGGCGATATTTTACACTTCTTATTAATACTGCAGGTGCTTCTATATCAACAAGTACTACAATGACATATACGTTATATGGCTCTAATAAAGCAGATTTAACTCATTCAATGTGGGATACTATTGTAACGGGTTCTATATCTAATGCTGAAATAGATGATGAAATAGCGCTTGTAAAGTATGCAGCAGAAACTAATGGTAGCACTTTAGGCTTTGGCATTTTC